GCTACAGAGTTTGGTCTTTGTCATACGCAGTTGAATGACTTTGTTATTACTCCCGAAGGGGAGATTATTACAATAGTCATCACAAAATTGATGCACGTTTCTGGAGATGAACCCATAATCAGCAGATTTCCTGTTCCTAAAATTCCAAGTAACGTAAAAAATGCACATCAAGAGGCAGGTTCAGCACAGACTTATGCCCGTAGATATGGATTACTTTCTGTCTATGGACTAGCTAATGACGATGATGATGGTAATTCATTAATGAAAACACCACCACCAAAAACAGGTGTAGCAAAAACTCCTACGAAACCTAATCAAAAGCTAGAGCCTACTTCTGTTTTAGAGAAACTTCCTGATCCTATCAGCAAAGAAGCAAAGACAACTATTCTTGAAAAACTTTCACAATTACATCAATCACAACCTGAGAAGATGAAAGAAGTTGTTAAATCTTTCAGAAACAAGTTTGGTATCAAAGACACAAAGATTACCAGACACATTACTACTGCTGAACATGGAGAGTTTCTTGCTCTTGAAATATCCAAGATAGATGAGAGCTTATGACACCAGATGAAACTTCCACTAATGCGAGAGAAGAAATTTTAAAAGAGCTTCTTCTCCGCAAACAGCAACGTAAAAAAGATTGGAACAAAAACATTTTTAGCGTCAGGACTAATGACGAGCTTGCTGTTAAAATTAAAGATCATTGTAAAAAAAACAAAGTTTCCTTTAATTTATTTTTCAACACTTTATTAACCAAATTTTTTAATTAATTATGGCTGACTTTAATCCAGCACTACCTCTTCCAATTAAATGGAATATTGGAGAT